GGACAGCGGAGACCGACTGCTGCATCGCGTCGTAGCTGATGTTGTTCGCCTTGGCGAGCGCCCGCAGCGAGGCGTCCATCTCCCCGGCCCGCGCCGCGGTCTTGAAGGCTTCAACGCCGAACGCGGTCGCGGCGACGGTGGCCCCGGCGATGCCGGTCGCAACGCTCTTGCCCACCGCGGCGCCGAGCCCGCCGACCGCCTTCAGCCCGGCGGTCATCGACTGGCTGATGGAGCCCGCGGCCTGGTGCCCGGCCTCGCTCGCATCCCTGGCGATGACCGACTTCAGGTCGCGGGTGTCGGCGGTGACCGGGACGGTCAGCGACCCGTAGGTGTAAGCGGCCATCGCTCACCCGCACGCCCGGCATCCCGCCGAGCATCGCCGCGGCGTCGCCCCACGACCCCGCCTTGCCCGCACCCGCGCCGCTGGCCTGCGGCGATGGATTACGCGCGGATTGCGCGTACGACCCCGGCCGGGGGACCGGCTTGGGCTTGGCGACGTTCTTGGCGCCGTGGGCCTTCATCGTGACCCACGTCAGCGCGGCCACCTGGTCGATGAGCACGGCGAGCAGCTCGGACTCGGTCGACCACGGGTCACCGGCCCGCAGCGCGTACGGGGGCAGCCGGTCGAGCAGCACCGCGACGCGGCGCGTCGACACGCCGGGGTCGAGCACGTCGACCCCGTACGCCGCGAGCATTACCGCCTCGATGTCCGGGTTGAATCGCGCCGCGCACGCGGCCTGGAATTTGGGAGGCTCGCCAGCCCGCCCGTCGCCCCGGCCGCCGCGAACAGCGCCTTCATCTCGCCGAGCGTCAGCCCGTCCGCGCAGAGCTGCTCATAGGTCTCCGGGCCGATCAGCGCGCCGAGCGCGGCTTCCAGGTCGCCGGTCGCCACCTTGCGGATCGTGGTCATCGGCCAGCCGGACATCGCGGGAAGCTCGTAGTGCGTGCCCTTGTAGATGAACGGGAACGGCGCAGCCTCGCCCTCGGCCGCAGCCGCGGCCTCCAGGTTGAATATGCTGCTGTCGCCGTTGGGGCTGGTCACGCCGCCGTCGAGGTCGCGGCGGGCTTGGCCTTACGGGAGCCGCGCAGCGGAGCGCTGGAGTCGTCCTCGGGCGGGCCGAGCAGCACCTTCGCGAGCTTGCCCGCGTCGTCCAGCGCCGACAGGGTGCAGTCGAGCGGCACCGCGGCGCCGCGGGTGATCTGCATGTCCCCGGCGTCGGTGAGGCTGGCCCGGTAGAAGATGATCCGCAGCACCCGCTCGGCGTCTCGCGCGTCGATCCCCACCATGTAGAGATGCTGAGGGGTGTCCGACCGCAGGTCCATGTCCAGCAGCCCATCGCTGTCCACGGTCTCCTCGTCGGCGTCGAAGTACAGCGCCAGCGTCTTGCCGTTGAGCTGCCAGAGCACGAACTGGAGGGTGATCGAGCGGCCGGTGATCACCGACCGGATCGGGACCACCGACTGCCACGGGGTGATGTCCGTCGAGTCGGTGGACTGCCCCACGGTGGGGCCGTCGTCGCTGAGGTAGCCGAGGATTTCCCACTCGTCGGGCCACTCGTCGCTGGTGCCCTCGGGCAGGTCTGAGCCGAGCGGGGCGAGCCAGAGACCCGGCCCGTTCGCGGTGCCGACCTGCACCTCTCCGGGCTGGAGCTGGCGTGATGGGGATGGGGGCATGACGATTCCTTCCTACGGTGCCTCGGCAGGAGCGGGGGCCGCTGCGCCTCGGCGGGGATGGACCCGGATCTCGTAGCGCGCCATGTAGCGCGGCGAGCCGTCGTCGTCGGGGAGCCACGCTGGCCCCTCGACCGGCTGGACGTAACAGACGGTGCCCTCGGGCCAGGGCACATCAGGCAGCGCGACGATGGTCTGCCGCACCGTCTCGGCCAGCGCGCGGGCGGCTTCCTTCCGGCGGTGCCGCGCGTCGACCTGCACGAAGTAGGCGTAGATCCAGCCCGGCCAGTGCTGGACCGCGGAGTAGGCGAACGAGGTCACCTCGCCGAGCGGGGTCAGGTGCCGGATGTTCGCCCAGACCCACGCCTCAAGGTCGGGCTGCACAATGACCGGCGCCGCGGTCATCCGCCGACCGCCAGCGCCCGGCCGAGCGGCGCGTAGGCGCGGGTCCGGCGGGTGCCGTACTCCACGAACCGGGCATAGGGCGCCGTGTTGATCACGACGGAGGTTCCGGGGTCGTTGTAGCCCGGCCGCACCTCCCAGCTCGCCGCCATCAGGCCGGACAGCCGCGGGGTGTTCGCCCTGGCCGCCCCGGCGATCTTCTGCGCGGTCTCCGCGATGTTCTGCTGCACCGCGAGCCGCGGCGCCTTCGGGTCAGTGACCCGGAACACGACCTCACCCGCCACGACGCACCGTCACAGTCATCGCGTGGCACGCGATCCCGGCGCCCGGCCCGAGCACCGGGTCAGCGATCACCCGGACCTCTGACACGGCGTACGCCTGGCCGCGGATGACGGCGGTCATGCCGTCCGCGGGGTCGGCGCCGAGCGGGAGGAACAGGTTCCCGGTCTCGATCCTGGCCGGGTCGTGCGGCCCCCGGCCGCCGCCGTCGCTGGCCCGCGGGTCGGACTGCCCGGTGAGGAGCTGGAGGTTCCCGGTCCCGGTCCAGATGCGGCGGGTGGGGGTCTCCTCCTGCCAGCCGTGCCCGTCCAGGTCGCCGGGCGGGTAGAGGTCGACCTGGTCGGCGCCGAGCAGCAGCATCGTCATCAGTCGACCCACTCAATCCAGGGGAGGCGGCCCCGTAGCAGGACCGGCGGCGCGGCCTCCAGCGGGACCGACACGGCGCCGGTAAACGAGCGGTGCCACGCCGCGCGGGCGAGGGCCGCGCCGAGGTCGCCGCCCGGCGTGGCCCTGCCGTAGCTGACCGACTGCGCGCCGGTCGCGACCTGCGCGACGGCGATAGCCGGGGGGAGCATCGCCGCGTACGCCTCCCACTGGAGCGCGGCGCACAGGTGCGGGTCGTCGTCCCACCACGCATCGGCGATCTGCTGCGCGGCGTCGCGGGGCAGCCCGCCCTCAGCGGGCGGCGACAGCGGCGGCGCCCACATCTCCCACGGCGCGCTCGGGGTCACTTCTTGGCCGACCCGCCGCTCTCACGCGGAGGCGCGGTGACTTCGCCGTGCGGGTGGTTGGCGAGCAGCGCGCCACCGGCCGGGGCCGACAGGTTGAGCAGGTTGGTCCGCGCGAACGGGACCGCGCCGCCGGGCACCCGCGGGGTCACTGGCTTGATGATCGTGCAGCCGAACCGAGCCCAAATTTTGCACGGGACCACGTTGTCCTGGAACCCGGAGACCGCGATCGTGCCGTCCGGGGCGGCGATCACGCCGGACGGGTCGATGCGGAACCTGATGTCCTCCCGCACGCCGATGACCAGGTAGTCCCACGCCCCGGTGATGAAGTTGATGTTGTTGGTGTTCGTGGCGTACTGGCTGTAGGCGATCGGCTCTCCGTAGAGCGTGGGCCGCTGGCTGGTGCCCACCTGCTCGGTGCCGAGCAGGAGCGCCCCGGTCTGGTCGCGGACGCCGCGGAACCGGCCCTTGGCGCCGATGTCCGCTGAGTGCCCGGTCACCGCGAGGCCCTGGCCCTCGACGTAGCTCATCCCGTTGTTCACGGCGTCCACCGCGTCGATCGCGGTCGGGAACGGCCCGCCCCCGCCATTCCCGACTGAGGTCGAGTAGGTGTTTGAGGCCACGCCGCCGACCGGGAAGCTCGCCGGGACGTTCGCGGGCAGGCCGCCGAACAGCACGGTCTCATCGAGCTTGACCGCGATGGCCTCGGCCATCTTCGGCCGCGCCCAGTTCCACAGGTTGATCGTGTTGTCATCGAGGTACTGCTGCGGGATCGCCACCACCGCGGCGATTTCCTCGGCCGTGATGACCTGCGGCACGAGGGTCAGGTCGGTGTAGGGCTTCCGGCCGGTCCCGGCGGGCGGCGCCCCGGACCCGTGGACCCACTGCGCGGTCGGGAGCTTGCCGGTCACCGGAAGCTCGGTAATCCGGGTGCCCATCGGCATGATCTGGGCGAGCTGGAGCACGGCTGAGCGCTGCTCGACCTCGTGGATGATCTGCTGGCTGTACTCGTGGGGGATGATCCCCGAGAAATCGGAAAGAGGCATTTGCGGTCTGCTTTCAGCGAGACGGAACAGGTCTCGCCGCATTTCCGCGCCACCGGGCCAAGCGCCGCATCACGCCGCACGCTGGCCGGGCCTCAGGATCACCCCTCGCGAAGCGCCCGGATTCGGCTACCGGCTGCCGCCGCATCACGCCGCGCGGCATCGGAGCCAGCATCCCCCCGCCACCCGCGGCCCGTCAACTTACGGGCGGCCCCGCATGAGGTCGCGGAACAGGTCGCCGTCCACGTTGCCGGGCTCGCGCGCCCCGGCCGGGATTCTCCCCGGCGCCGGGGGCACCGCCGCGAGCTGGTCGACCAGCGCCCCGATCGCCTTCTTGTCCGGCTTGCCGTCCTTCAGCAGCTTGGCCAGGTCGAGCACCGCGAGCGCCGCGTCCGGGTTCGTGATGCGCCCGGCGGCCTGCGCCCGGAACTCAGCGGCGGCTAGCTCCTGAGCGTGCTCCTGCGCGGCCTCGGCCTTGCCCTCGTCGCGGGCCTTGGCGATGGCTTTCTCGGCCTCGCTCATGCCGTCCCGCCGAAGCGCGTCGAGCGCCTTGCGGTCCTCGGCGCGGAGCCTGCGCTCCTCAGCGAGCGCCGCCTCCACCCTGGCGAGGTCCTCGGCGGTGGGCGCCTTCGGCGCGGGCGGCGGCGCGGGCGGCGCGGGCGGCCCTGGAGCGGGCGGTGCGGGCGGCGCGGGCGGCGCCGGGGGTGGCGGGTCGCCCGCCGGGGGTGTGGTCATGCCGGGGCTCCTTCCGGTTCTGGTGCGGGTGCGGGTGCGGGCGGCGGTGCGGCTGCCTGCTCAGCGGCCAGCATCTCCTCCCACCGCTCGATTTCCTGCGGGGTGGCGCCCCACCGCTGCCAGAGCACCTCGCGGGGCACCCCCAGCGTCGCCATCTTGACCAGCGCGTCGACCCGCTGGCCCTCACTGCGCGTCTCGAAGTCCGCCCAGATGACCTCAGCGGACACGTCCACCGCGGCCGGGCTCCCGGCGAGCTGGAGCGCGAGCCGCATCGCCTCCTCGTAGCCCTCCCCGAAGTGCAGCGACCGGCGCCGCACCTTGGCCACCAGCCCCGTCTCGGCCGCCTTGATCGCGTCCGCGGACAGGTTCACCAGGTGCCCGGTCAGGTAGTGCGCCGGGGTCTGCGTGATCGCGGCGAGCATCGTCACGTCCTGCTCCACCGACGCGAGGTAGCCGCCCAGCGTCGACTCCTGGAACGCGCCGAACCGGCCGCCCTCGTTCTCATTGGTGAGCAGCCGGTTGCTCCCGATATCGAACGGCCGGACCACCTTCACGGCCTCGCCGCCGTCGTCGGTCTTCACCACGTCGCGGGCGATGCGAATCCCGGTCGCCCAGATCTGCCGGAAGGCGCCGTAGTCCATCGCGACGCAGCGGTTGAACAGGATCGTCATGATGCGGTCCTGGATCGAGATGGCGGGCGCCAGCTCCGAGCGCGGCCAGCCGACCGTCCGCGGCTGCGGCACCAGCTCGATGAGCCCCACCGTCCCGGCCGGGTTCGGCGCGACCTCCGGGCCAAGCTCCCACGGGTACCAGGTGATGATCTCCTCCGGGGTGATCAGCACCTCGATATCGCGGCCGGGCTCGCCGGGCACCTCGGGGAACCGCTTGTATCCGGCGAGGCGCCGCCGCCGGTTCCCCGGCTGGTAGAGCACGGTCGCCTGTAGCGGCGACTCGGCGGTGATCGCGACGCCGGTCGGGTTGTCCTCGTCGGGCTGCACCAGCACGAACGAGGAGCCCATGACCAGCGCGTCGGTCTGCACCAGCTCACTGTCGGCGTCCATCTGGTTGGCCTGCCAGAGGGTCCAGGCCGCCTCGCTGGCCGCGTCGTCGCCGAACCGGAAGCCGACCACCTGGAGCCGCTCGGCGACGGCGTTGACGATCAGCTCGCACCAGTTCGCCCCGGCCTCGTCAAGGAACGTCTTGAAGGTGCGCCGCTCCTCAGTGTCAAGCAGCGCGATCACGCCCTGCTCGCCCTCGTAATACTCCTGGAAGCCGCGGGCGCGGCCCGCCTGGATGTCGAGCTTGTTCGCGCACGCCGCCCGCAGGTCGTCTACCTCGGCCATCAGGCCGCCTCCTTTTGTCTCACGTTGTCAACTAGAACCCCGCCGCCGCGTACTCCTCCGACCGGGACGACCGCCGCAGCGCGCGGTCCAGCCCCATCACCGCGGCCACGATGCCGTCGATCTTCTCCGCGGACTTCTGCCGGTCGAACTTCACGTTGCCCGCCCCGTCCGTCCGGGTGACCGCGTTGCCCGCCTGCCACCGGGCGATCCCCGACCCGCCGTGCCGCAGCTCCGACGCGGCGACCAGCCGCAGCAGCTCAGCGCTGGAGGCCGACATGTTCCGCGCGCTCTGCGCGAACGGCACCATGACCCACCCGTCGTCGGCCAGCTCCACCGCGAGCTGGACGGCGTTCCACGGGTCGAACGCCATCTCCGCGATCCGGTACACCAGCCGGTCGGCGTTGAGCGCCGCGCGGATCGTCTCGTAGTCGGTGACCGGGCTGTCGGTCAGCGTCAGCTCGCCCCTGGCCACCCACAGCTCGGCCTGGCCGCCGGTTCGCCGGGACAGGTCCGCGAGCCGCGCCGCGGGGCAGAAGTGCCGCCAGATCACGTCATAGGCGCCGTCCGCGGCCGGGAAGACCAGCGCGTACGCGGCGAGGTCCTGGGTCGCGGCCAGGTCGAGCCCGGCGAAGCACTCGGCGCCCGCCAGCTCGCCCGGCATCTCCTCGGCCGGGACCGGCCCCGCGGACTCGTCCCACACCGGCATCGAGATGGCCCGCCCGACCTTGGACACCGGCTGGTTGAGCCGGAATTGCTTGAAGCTCCGCTCCGCGGCCGGGTTGCGCTGCGCCGTCCGGCACTCCGACGCCAGCACCCGCTCATCCAGGAAGTCACCCAGCGCCGGGTTCGCCTGCCGCCACGTGGCGGGCTTCGTCCAGTCCGCGTCATCGGCCGCGCGGAAGATGACCACCAGCCGCTCGGGCTCCAGCTCGGGGTCTTCGGCGATCCGCTCTGACCACTCCCGCTCCGTCGCCGCGAACCCGGACGGGTCGCTCTCGGCCGTGGTCGCGAGCAGGAGGAGCGGCTGGGCGCGGGTGCCCATCGAGGTCCGCATCGTGTCGAACAGGTCGCGGCCCCGCTGCGTGAGCAGCTCGTCAATCACGGCGCCCGAGGGCTCCTCGCCGAGGTTGCCCTCAGCGTCGCCCGCCGCCACCGCGTAGAAGCTCGCCGTGCTCTCGTCCACGATCCGCTCGGCGCCGCGGATCACCTGGAGCCGCGCCCGCAGGACCGGGCTGTTCACCGCCATCCGCGCCGCGACCCGGAACACGAGCCCGGCCTGCCCGGAGTCCAGCGCGAGCCCGTAAATCTCAGCCGCCGCCTCACCATCCGCGACCAGCAGGTACAGCACCAGCCCGGCGAGCAGCTCGGTCTTGCCGTTCTTGCGCGCGACGTTCAGGTAGAGGATGCGGTACTTGCGGACGTAGCGCCGCCGCCGCTCGTCATAGACCACCTCACCGATCAGCGGCGCCAGCACCCGCTCACGCTGCCACGGCGCCGGGATGAACGGGTGCCGCGCGTAGTCGCCCTTCGTGTGGGTCAGGATCTCGGTGAAGAACGCCACCACGTGCCGGACCCGCCCCGCGCACCTGTGATCGCCGCGCCTCCTGCACCGCACCCCGTCAAGGGTGTAGCCGCAGACCGGCGGGCTAGCCATCGCGCACCAGCGGCGGGTCGCCGGTCGGGTCACCCCGCTCACCACGCACCCCGACCCCCCACGTCATCGCCGCCGACAGCACCGCCCCGATCCGGTTCAGCTCAGCCCCCACCGCCTCGGCCATCTCCGCGAGCGCCGCGTTCATCGCCTCAGCCCAGTTGACCGGCGCGCTAGCCTGGCACGGCACGGGGTCAGGACCCATCACCCGCGTCCGGGTGCGCTCGGGTTGCGCTGAACGGTGCGCTGGCGCCTGGCCCCGTGTCTCACCCATCAGTCAGCAACCGCTCCGCAGCCGCCGCCACCGACCCCTGGACCCGCAGCCCCGACCGGGCCGAGGGCGTGAACCCGAACTCCCGCGCCATCACCCGCAGCGCCGCCTCCGCATCCCGCACCTGCCCCCAGAGCGGGTTCTTCACGAACACCGTCTCCTCCCCCTCACCACCCCGCTTGAAGACCGGGGGTGACGAGGCCGCGAGCTGCGCCAGCCGTCGCCACCGGGCGAAGCACTCGCAATAGGCCGCCAGCAGGTCCACATCCGCAGCCGTGACCACCCCCATCGCCACCAGGTGCGGCCCCAGCTCGTCCCACTTCTCGACAGCCCCCTTCGAGAGGTACGGGGGCCGGACCACGGGCAGCGCCGCAGGCACGGGCTCAGCCCGGTTCACGCGCTCGGGATGGCCACCGTGCAGCACCCGCAGCCGTGTGGGCTTCGGCGCTGGACCCCTAGCACCCACCGCGCACCCCCAGCACCCCATCAGCGGCGCGGAGCGCCACGCTGCCGCACGAACGCGGCTTAGGGCACACGCTGAGACCTTGGCACGGCAGCGTCGCTCTGCGGGGCGTGACGCGGCGATGGGGGTGGGGGGTCACCCCTCGCCGCCCGTGTCTCGGGGAGTACCTCTTAGCCCGGCCTTCACGACCCCAGGTTTTTGCGGTTTCACAGACGCAGATCACGGGACGAAGCTCCTCGACTGTCGGCCCGGCTGACGGCGCGGGTTGATCACCGACCGCCAGTGCTGGTGCTGGACCAGCGACGGGACGTGGAGGTGGTAGGACTCGCCGCGCTCGGCCAGGAGGGCGCGCACGGTGAGGTCAACGCCGGTCGGGTCGGCGATGCGGCCCGGCCAGCCCGGCGCGAACCCGGCCAGCGGCCCGGCCAGCCGGGCGGGGACGTAGAAGCACTGCGCCATCAGGAACGTCCGGCCCGGCTCGGTGCGGCTGCCCTGCGTCTCGTCGGCGCCGCGCATCGAGAAGAACTGGACCACCTGGTCGCGGTGCTCCGCGATCACCGCCTCCACCTTCTCGCGCCACCCGGCGGTGAGCTGAACGTCGTCCTCCAGGTGGATCGCCGCGCCGCCCGCGGCGGCCCGCAGCGCGTCGATCCACGTGACGTAGGCGTGGTGCTGCACGTCCCACACGATCCGGCCGCCGGTCGCGGTGCGGA